GCTTTACCTATTAAACCTGATAATGCTCCTTTACCAAACACACCACCAAACGATGTTCCTGGTATACCAAAACCTATAGCACCTGCTATTGCAGCTTTACCTATAGGACTTTTAATAACATTTTTTACACCTTTAACGGCTTTCTTAACTAGGCTACCTAGTCCATACATTTGTCTTGGCATTTGAGATCTTGTAATCATATTTATGTTTTAGTTAATATATTATATAGGCAGGAATTACACCTGGAATTTATTAATTTACTAGATTTTATCTAATAAATCAAGGTTATGTTGTAACCTCTCTAGGCTTAGATTCTAAGGCTGAGAGTACTACATGCAGTCTATTGGCTGTTGCCGCAGTCACTTTTAATACTTCACTTTCTTGTAAGACTAAAGGTGCTGTAAGTAATTCTGTTGTTGCATTTGCTGATATAGATTTAGTCTTAAAAAGACTAAATACAGCATCTGATGTATCTGTAATAGTAACTGTTATAGTATCAGCATTTCCTGAGTCTTCAGATACTAATATAGATTTTATAATAGCAGTTGTAGCACTAGGCACTGTATATAATGTTGTAGCACTAGTAGTTGTTAAATCTACTTTTTTATTTACAAATGTATTAGCCAAAGAAATATGCCTCCGCTTCTGCTTCTTCTTTTAAATCTTGTTGAAAAGAAGTATTTAATTTTTGTACTATACTATCAACATCTCTTACAAATGATTGTTGTATTTGTTGATCATATTCTTCTAAAGGTTGTGTAAGTGATTGTACAATTCTAGCCATTATCTTCTCCCGTCTGGTTGATAGTCAATTCTAAAAGTTCCTACTTTCCAAAACTGACTTGTGCTTGTGTTATCTATTTTTAATGATATTGATCTGGCACGTGCTCGTGTATCTATTTTTTGTGTACTAGATGTTATTGTAAAAGGACCTAATGAAGAACTAACTTCTGAATCATTTGGAAAATCTCTTAAGTTTAATGTAACTCTAGTGTCTCCTGTTTGAGCTAAAAAATCTGGTAACACTCTTCTTATTTTCATAATAAACTCACCATCACCATTTAAACCTTCTGCTCCAATATCAAAATCTCCAGACTCAATATTTGCAGTGATAGATGAAGTTGAACCTTCTCTTATTTGATCTAATCCTTTTTCATGTTCATAATAATAACTAACACCATCTAAATTCCCTTGAACAAAAGTTGAAGAACCTGATGTGCCATTTGAACTTGTATCATATTCCGATGCGTGAGGTTTACCAAATACAGCAGAATCTTGCCACGCAGTTCTAGCAAGTGTTCCTGTAGTCCAAACCGGTCTGTCTGGAGTTGAATCTAAATAATTATAACAAACCATTCTATTAACAGTTGATGATGAAGAACTAGGATAAAACCACATTACTTCACCAAACAAGTTATTAAGACCTGCATTAACGTGTTGTTTAGGAATTGTATTAATATCATCATAAACAAAATCTTCTACTAAACATGGTAATGATTCTAGTTTACCTGTATATCTAAAGAAACCATTTTCTGACATCCAGTAAGCAGAACCATCAACTTCGACAGCTGCATTTTTACCAATTAATCCACAGTTAGTACCAACTTGTTGAAATGAAAAAGTAAAAGGACTTCCTACAAATCTCATAATAAATAACGCAGTATCAGTCCAAACATAAATTGCATCACGGCCTCTGATTGCTCCCATAATTTTTGATCCATCTGCAAGTCTTTGTGTACCTGCTGTGTTAGTAGCTGATGGTGTATATGATGTTGTTGCATCAATAGATTCTTGGTCCGAGAATCTTATAAACATTTCGTCTCTTGTGCTAGATGTGCCTACTGTTGTTTCTGTTCCAAAAAATATTAAGTGTCTATCGGGTGTTGATACCATACTAAATGATGATGCTGTTGGTGCATTTGCAAGTATTGTTGCTCTTGTGTTGTTTGCTCCTGTTGGATCAGAATCCCATTCAAATGTTTCACCACCTGCAATTGTTGCAATAAGTGTATTACCAAAATTATCTAATGACCATAATCCAGGCGCTGTTACAATATCTCCTGACGCTGCAGCATTCCATGCAAAAAAGTTTGCTGCATCTGTAACTGTTGCACCTGATGAGTGTATCGCTGCTGTTGTACCATTAGCACCTCTTGTTAATCCTGATAATGTTCCACCACTATTTCCTGTATATGTAATTAGCTCAGAACCAATTTGTACAGTACCTGATGATGGAAATGATGCTGAACTTGCCATAGTCAATGATGTTACTGATGCATTTATTCCTGATGATAATGTTGATGTAAATTGTCCTTGTTGTACACCACCCCATGATCCAAGGCCCCAACCTGTTGTCGCTGTTTCAACTGCTGGTCCTACTGGATAATAATGTTTTACTCTAATACCACCCGATGTACTTGCTCCTGATCCTGATTCATTAGATGACATAGTTACAGTTAAAGTTGTATCTGTTGGGATTGATGCTACCATAAATTTTGTATCATCAAAATCTCCAGATCCAAAATTAGAATTAGTAATACTTGAAAAATTATCACATAAAATAATATCACCTTTATTCATATTATGTGCTGATGCAAAAGTTATAGTTACAGTTGCTGATCCATTAGTTGTAGAAAAAGCTGATGTTAAAGTTGTTGTAGATTTAATTGGGTGAATGTCATAAAAAATACCACCAGAATATGCATATAAAATACTACTGGTTCCTAGTGCTGCATACTTAATACCCGAAGCATTTACAAAATGATGAATTGCTGTGTTACGTCCAGTTAATTCAACAGAACCTAGTTGAGCCCAACCACCTATTTTTTCAGGTGTGCCATATCTAAATCTAACATTGTCACCGCCAACCCATTGGTTTTCACCTCCGGTGTCTGTAACTTGTTTATTAAATCCTGGTGCAAATTTTACCTTCTGTAACATATAACCCTTTATATTACTAAAAGGCCCAGCTTACAAATGAATATCTAGTGCCTTTAGTTGCTTCTTTTACTTCGTGTGGATACATAAAGTTCGACGGAAATAAAAGTATATCTCCTGTTTTTAACTTAATTTCTTTACCTCTGCAATAGAATTCTGATCCTTCATAGTCTTCGTTAAGGTTTGCAACTATTGATACTATAGGTACCCCTTTCATTTGACCATCAAATATACTGTGGATATGATCATAATGTTCTCTCATCATAGTGCCAACAACATATCTGTTAAAACGTATTGGACTAAATTTAGAAAGAAAAAGTCCTTCTGTTTTTTCTCCTGGCCAAGTATGTTTAACTTGGTAATCTTCTAATGCTTTAATAAGATAAGGTGTAATTTTAGTTTGTTGTTCTTGTGTACAAGGCATTACATCTAATTCTTTTGTAGGTTCAGAACTACTCGTTCCTGTAGTATAGTTATTCCAAGTATGTTTTTTCCATTCTTTTTTATTACATTCATCTATTAATTCTTCACACACCTCTGTAGGTATATGGTTTTGTACGTATATATAATCTTCAATTGTGCTCATTTATTATTCTCCTTATATCTAGATGGGTTAAACTATCTTCACTACCTAATGTATCAATACTAAATGTATTAAATGACATACTAATTCTAGGTTCATCTCCCATATTTATTGGTACACTATGTTTTAGATTAGATGGAAACAATATAAGTTCTCCATCAATACATGGTAATAAAAATGTGTCTGAATTTAAATTGTTATATTTTTTAGGATCAAGTTTCATAGCACTTTGTATTGATTTAGAAAATTGTATTGGTGGTAATTTTGGATCTTGTTTAAAATAAAATACACCACTAATAATACTGTTAGGATGCACATGTTCATGATGTTTAGATCCTTTAGGGTTTTTGTTTAACCAACACTGTGTAACAACTAATTTTTGATTTGATTGAGATATATTTTTAGTAAATTTATTTAAACTTTCATATATAAAATTTTTTATATTTTTAAACTGTTCATGATTTAATAAATAAGTATCTTTAGATTTAAAATTTTTATTAGCTTTTTGTTCAATCCAATCTAATGTATCAATATATTTTAGTTCATCGACTAAAGAACTTTTATATTTTGTAATTAAAATTGGTGTAGGAAATATCTGTAATAATTCGTCTTTCATATATAGGATTATACTATATTATTTTATTATTGTAAACCACCATGTGAATCTGAAATATTTCCAATAGGTCCATATCCTCTAGTTGATGTTAAGTCTCCAAAATCAGCTGCATCACCTGTTGTTGCAATAGTTACATAATCCATTACATTTTGATAAACCCAACTACCACTTGGAGCGTTTTGACCTCCACCAATAACTCCTCTTACGTTAGAAGATGTTGCTCCTAAATAAGTTCTTGAAACTGTTAAATCACCAAAATCTGTTGCATTACCTGTTGATGCAATTGTAATATAATCAATTATATTAACATAACTTGGGTTAGTTCCACCAGCAAAACATCCACGAAGTGCTGAACTAAATCCTGATAAATAAGCTCGTGCAGATGTTGAATCACCAAAATCTGTTGCATTACCTGTTGATGCAATTGTAACATAATCAATAACATTAGAATGAGCTGGATCAGTATTACCTCCTCCAAAAACTCCACGAGTTCCAGATGCACATGCAGCAGGACCTTTTCTTGAAACCGTTAAATCGCCAAAGTCTGAAGCATTACCAACTGATGCCATAGTAATATAATCTATAACGTTAAGTAACGTTGGAGTATAACCTCCTCCAAATAATCCTCTTATTGAACTAGAAAGTCCAGCGCCTTTTTTAAGACTATTATTTAAATCACCAAAATCAGCTGCATTACCCTCACTTGCAAGTTCAAAAGAATTTATAAAATTTGTAAGAGCAGGGCCAACATCTCCACCTGCAGAAAAACCTTTTGTAAGAGAAGATGCACAACTATTGTAACCTACAATAGAAGTTATATTTCCAAAATCAGCAGCGTTTCCTAAAGTTGGAATATGAATTTTATCAATTCCACTTGTATAAGCACTACCATTATACCCAGCAACAAAAAAACCTCTTCCTGATCCAGGCATATAAGTTGCTGATGGACGTTGAATTAAAGTAAAGTCTAATCCACCATGACCATTAGAAGCACCACTATGTTGAATAAGTGCAGCCGTTAGATCTCCAAAGTCAGCAGCATTGCCTGCTGATGCAATGGTAACAAAGTCTATTACGTTAACAGCTGGATTAGCTCCTCCAGCAAATACACCTCTTATAGTATTACTTGTAGCTGCGGGAACATTACCTCTAGCAGAAGTTAAATCTCCAAAATCTGAACCTCCTCCTGTTGATGCTGCTTCAATAAAATCAATTGTATCTAGCTCACCACTACCATCTTGTCCTCCACCAACTAAAATTCTTGTATTACTAGCACAATTAGCATGATAAGATTTTCCTGAAGATAAATCTCCAAAATCTGTTACATTACCAAGAGTAGCTATAGTTGAAAATTCTATAGTATCTCGATAAGTAGCAGGAGCATCTTGGTCTCCTCCAGCATAAAAATTTCTAGTAGGAGTAGCTGCGGCTGCAGAATACCATCTACCAGTAGATAAATCTCCAAAGTCAACAGCATTACCAACACTAGCAATATGTATCATATCTATTACATCCGAAGGACTATACCCACCTGAAAACAATCCTCTTATTTGATTACCTCCACCTTCTTTAAGATGTCTAGCCGCTGTTAAATTTCCAAAATCAGCAGCATTTCCTTGAGACATTGTAGTTACATAATCAATAACATTACTATTTCCTGGAGCATAACCTCCTCCCCAAGCACATCTAGTGTTACTACCAGCAGCACCAGTTCCAGTTCTTCCTACAGTTAAATCACCAAAGTCTATAGCATTACCTGTAGCGGATATAGTTATAAAATCTATAATATTAACAGTTCCAGGATTTCCTCCTCCAAACATTCCTCTGTCACCTTTTCTATCTTGATTAGCTCTAGCTAAATCGTATCTTTGTTTAATATCCCAAATAGCCATTATGTTCCTGTCCCATTATTTAAACCACCGTGACATGCAGACCCTCCACCTAAAGAGCTTCTAGTAACACTTAAATCTCCAAATGCAACAGTGTTTCCACCATTAGTTATTGTATGAAATTCTATTGAGTCTTGAGTATTATCACTTGCGTCTGCACCACCTCCATGAAGAAGTCTAACACTATTATTACAAGCTCCGTGGTAATGAGTTATTTCTACTACAAGATCTCCGTAATCAGTTGCATTACCTAATGAAGCCATAGTAATATGTTCTATCGTAGTTACACCACCACTATTTGCGTCGAAAGGACTAGGACCATATCCTCCTCCAAAAACTCCTCTTGTGGAACTAGAACCAGCACCACCCATATCATGAAAAGCTGTTAAATCTCCAAAATCAATTCCATTACCTGTTGTAGCAATTTCTACAAACTCTACATTTTTAGAACTTTGGCCTGAACCTTTTATAGCTCTAGTAGGCGAAGCAAATGATGTATGATATGCTTTACCTTCATTTACATTTCCAAAATCTGCTGCGTTACCTTTTGATGCCATTGTAACATAATCTGTTTGATTAAGTGGAGCAGCTCTTCCAAAAAAAAGTGCTCTAGTTGCATTAGAAGAATTTCCAATTCCCGCTATTGATTGATTTAAATCTCCAAAATCTGTTGCATTAGCAGTTACAGCTACTACAATATCATCAATAACATTACTTAAATCTGGACCCTGACCTCCGCCACTAACAACTTTTGTATGGCTTCCAGCCGCATTTGCTATATATTTTTTTGCAACAGTTAAATTTCCAAAATCTGTTGCATTACCTGTAGAAGCTATTGTTACAAAATCTATTACATTTGAAGCAGCAGGTTGTTCATCTCCACCTATAAATAAACCTCTGCTTGTGCCTCCTGCTGCACTTCGCCAATAACCACCCATGACAGCACGTTTAACATCTTTTATTTTCCATACGCCTGAACAATCATCTATTTGTGGATAGTTAGCCATTTAAATTCCTAACCTATTTTTTTAGCCCAAATACCATTTGCTGCAGTAGTTTGATTAAAAGCAATAGCATCACCATTCTCATCAAAACCATCAGTCCACTCAGAAGTATAAGTATCTAAATAAGATTTAATTGCTGCTGCATTTGCTAATTCACCTAATCCAGTTTCATCTGATCCATCAACAGTTGCACCGATTAAATCCCAATCTTGAGGAGATGAACCACCATTTGCTTTTGCAAAATATCCACCATCAGCTATAAAAGTTGGAATAGTTCCACCTGCAGTTAAGTTATATTTAATTATTTTATTTGCCATTTGTTTTATCCTTATTATCTATTAGTTTAGTATTAAGCGACTCTTCGTCGTATAGCTTAAATCCTCTACGTTCTGCAAACTTGTTTGCGTCTTGTGAAAATTTAGCTGCGCACGCTTCTAACCATTGCATGGTCATTTCATGTGTAGGCGCTTGGCCTTTATCCATCATATCATTTTCCATTTTAAGATATGCATAAACTTCAGCTTGTGCCTGTGCACTATTTATACCCATATCGAAGAGATAAATCAAGTTCCCTTCGTCAATAACTCCACCTCTTGATCTAGCTGCATTTAAGGCCTGTTTCATACAAGTCATAACATGGTAATTAGCTTCTTCTTTTTCATACTCTTCTTCAGTAATGTCTTCTTTACCTAGTTTTTTAAGAATACTTTTGTATTGATTTGTAAAAAAATTCATCTTTCTAATAGCGCCTGTAATAGAGTTTTGAATATTATTCATATTAACCTGTATTTCAAGAATCTCTGTTTCAAGTAATTCTTTTTCAAACTCGGTCATATCTAAGTCTGTTTTAAGTTTATGTTCTTTTTCTCTAAGTTCTATATCTTTTTTTTTCATCTTAAGATGAGCTTCTTCTAAAGCCATTCTAGTTTTATCAATCTCAGCTAATGTGTGTTTAACTGATCGTATAGGTGTGATTGCTGTTACATCTAACATAACACCCATAAACTGTGAGTGTGATTTATAAAAATTAGAACTAGATTGTTTTATTGCTGGCAAAGTAGTGTGGATATTATCCAACATTGCTTTGTATTCTTTTTTAACTAGTGGTGAGTTTGATATTTCTTTTATTATTAGATCTTTATTTGACATTTATATTTCCTCCCAGAAATTGCATTGTTTATATTTTTCAATGATACTTTTTGGTATAATACTATAG